CTTGATAGCAGGTTTAAGGTCGTAGTAGAATACTCCGTGCAAGTCTGCTTGACTATGGTAGGCTATGTTATTTGGTGCAGGTTGACTACCGCTTGAGTTATAGTACCAATTTGCTACAGGTGATATAAGCGGATAGATTATAGAACTATCCGTGCCACTTACAAAGTTGTTTAATCCCGTCTCAATGTTAGTATCATTGTAGGTGTGGTCGTATGCTGATAGGTCAAGGTCGTTGAGCGTGTCCTCACCGAACAAATCCTTCAGAGACGTTGTATTGCTATAAAATGATACGGAGTAGGCGTAGGGCTCACCCTTCTTTATTTGTACGCCCTCAAGCTCTAAAACACCGTCTTTGAATACGTTGTTGTTTACCTCAATAAAAGCATCAGCCCGTAGGTTGGCAGTAAAGCCACCCGACACGTCAACGTTATAGTAGTGTTTGAATATCGCATTGTTTGCCGGTGATGCCGGCAAAGTAAACCCATTGCTATAATCCCCAAAGACCTTTGAGATATCCTTTACGTTTTGTGTTGTAAGGGTTATCTGAATGTTCTCGTCCTCGAACAAGTCGGCTTTTTGGCCGTCAATATAAAGCGTTACTCTATACATAGCGTATATCGAATGCTTCTTCTACCTGAACGGTGTAGTTAATGTTCTTGTCGTTCACCGACTTTTGCAGCGTGAGGCTTTGCGTAGAAACGTTGACCGGCACACCGTCCAACATAACACGTTCGCTAATCATCATCTGCTCCATAACGTCTTTGTAGTCCTCGCCAACCCAACCGGTGTTGAGCGTGAAGCGTTTTCTTCCGTTGACGTTATAGCGTTGGTACAACGGGTTTGTTGTTGAGTACGTGAAGCCGGAAGCTGATGAGCTGCCTATTGACTTGCGGTAGTTGTCGCCTGATGCGCTTACTTCTTCCTCGCTGCGCTTGAAGAAAGTAACGCTCTCCCATACCCCATTCTTGTTAACAAACTGCATAACGCTTGGGGTGTACTTGCTCTCACAAGTAGGATAGAACCTACGAGTGTCTAATGTAGTACCATCCTTGTCTTTAAGGTTGAGGTCGTAGTATTCAATGTAGGTCAAAGGCTCACCCACGCTATCCAACCATTCTGTAAGGTTGCTAACGCCACACGGTAGTAGCATAATACGTTCTTCAGCTTGCAACCCTTGCAGGTCTGCTTCAGTAATAGGTAAGTCCACATTGTATCCGCTATCTCCCAAGTATTCTACTTGGTGTAGCCCGATATTAGCACAAGCACTACCACCCTCAACTGTTCCTCCGTCAGCAACCACTCTATCTTTGTAAGCCCAATAGATGTCGTAACCCTCACCCCACTTACCAAGATATACAGGCACAACCTCGTTGCCAGAGCTCTTAATGTATTTCTCAACGTTTATACTTGCGTAGCCCTTGTTTACTTCCTTGTTTGCAGCCTCAATAAAAATATGGTATCCGTTAGAAGCCTCGAAGATATCCGAGCTTCCTGTATCGTTTATAGTCTGCGGTGGTTGTGCTTTGTTAACATAGTTCACCTCGTAGTCTATCTGCACCCACACTACGCTACCATCAGGTGCGTAGGCAATGTCTCCACCATCAAAGTTCTCGTATGCGTTAGAAAGGTACTCCCTTACCATTGGCGCAATGTCAAAAGACACATCAGTTCCTGCGAACACGTCACGGAACAAGGTGTATTGTGCAGAAGCAGGTCGGGAATTTCTTGCTCCCGTCCAAATATAAACCTCAAACTCTACGTCAGTTAAGGAACCGGCTAATGATGAGTAGTTAGCTGTAATGTATATAGGGCTTCTTGCTCCTACTAAACTTTCGGGTGATACTATCGGCATCAGAATATATTTTTAAGCGTAAACTTCATAAAATCTTGCACGTCAAGCCTGAACGCTTCCCTGACTTCGGTGGGAAGTCTTTTGAAGCCCAAGTTGAATGCTCTGCTAAAGAAGTAACTTGGCTCAATACCTTTGTAGTACAGTTTTCTTTGAATTAGGTAAACCAAACTCTTGCGAGATATGAACCTACCCTTGTCATCACGAACACCTTGTAGGCCTTTTCTCACCGCCCACTTGTCCAAAGGACCACGTGGCGGCATCTTACTTTTGTAGCTATAAGGCGTGTTGTATTTCTTTTTTATACCACTAACCCCTTTGTCTTGAAACTCACCATAATCTTCCATTGAGAAGTCAAAAGAAAAGGAAGCACCACTTTTACTTTCCTTGAAGTCGTATTGTATGCTATCGTATAGCGTCTTGCTGACGTTCTTTTTCTTTTTGGTAAGGTTGGTTCTTGCTTGTTGAACCACATACTTACCAAACTTGTCAAAAGTTTCTTTTAGGTGTTTAGGGTCAAACGCAGACACTGATATCAGAATTAGGAATTGATATTGATATGGTCAAATCCCAACCGGCAAGTTGATTGTCAAACCTTTCTACAAAAGGCTCACACGTTGGTGTGCCTTCTATTTGGTACTTGTCGGTATATAGGTCGCCTCTTGATAGGTCGCTCCATAGCTTATTGGCTACTTGCAGCATAGTGTTAAGAACATCTTGCTCGTTGTTGTTGCCTCGGAACGGGATGCCCTCACGAGGGTCATCCTTGTTGAAGTCCACCAAGTCCATAAACAATATGTTCATATTGAACGTAATAGTGCGTTCTTGGAACGTGGCGTTCTGAATAACAATATGCGATAGTGGAAAGATAGTCTGCTTGGACAAGTCCACGTCAAGCAAGTCTCCTTCCGTTACAGTATTAACGCTTGGGTTTGCCTCAAGCGTAGTACGTAGCTTTTCAAGTATGTCGTAATATCCTCTCATCTTTTAAGTAACTTCTTTTCAGTATCTATTTTCTCTTTCTCAAACTCAAGATACATTAAAGCAGAGTGGATGGGAAGTCTACTAACTGCTTCAAATCGTGTAACGTCTCCTTGAGCAAGTTGATAGAAGCTGCCGTACCAACCCCACTTTCTTCCGAAGTTTGCTTCGGCAGAGAGGTCGTGTTCATCTCTGCTTCCAAATAATCCGTCATAGCTATCGACAAGTCGATTCCTAAATGATAAAAAAAAACCAACGCTCCTAATACAACGCTCATTGGTAATTCTTTCATTGTTTCAGCATACTTGTCCGTGCCGTCGTATTCTTCTATTTCGTAGTAGTTTCCTGCTTCGCTAACAACAGGCCGGTACAACACGGCCATTGCTCTATGCATATTCTTCCACTCCGATATGTTCTCGTCAAGGTCAACATACTCTCCAAGGCTTATTTGCTCCAAGTTTGGTACAAAGCCATATAAACGCTTTTTAAGCGTGGTTCTTTGTTTTAGTGAAGGGTTGCCCTCGAAATAACTAAAAACCTTTTTAGCGAGTCTCTGAACAGTATTAAACGGCATTCTATCTACAAGTATCAACGGAACATTGCAAAATATCTCCACACACTTTTGTGCAAGAAACATCTCGTCCTCGCTTTTCAAGGCGAGGAACTTCTGATACTGCTCAAGTGTAATGTCTTGCAGCCCTTCCGGAACAATAATATCAACCTTCATATTCAAGTAACTGTTTTAGCGTACTGCGTACCTTCCGTAGTTTGGTCGGCTCAACCTGTTGTATGTAGCATACCTCACGGCATCAATAGCGTGGTTAAAAGCATCTACCGGTTTGTTTAATACTTTGCCGTTGTAGTCCTCTACGAATTTATAGTTTCTTAATTCCTTAATCAAGTTGGTACTTGATTTAGTTACATTAAGCCTATATCGTTTTAGCATATCAATACCGGCCATTACGGAATCCTTCCCTTTGGCCGTTGGCTTTATATTCCAACCAAACAACTGAAGCTCTTTGATTGACTTCGGTTCAGCACTATCTGCAAATATCTCCGTGCGCTTGTCGAAGCCAAGCGACTGCAGCTTGATGTGTATATCACGGTTTGTCAAACCTGTCTGATACACAAGCTCTTCGAAGTACAAGTCCAAATCCTTGCGGTACGCTACAACAAGGGTTGTCGGGTCGTTGGTGAAACCAAAGTCCATACCTGCTGCAACAAGCGATGCTCCTTCCGGTATTATATCCACCTGTTGGTGGGTGAAGATAACTGCCTTGCTTTGACCACGTTCTCCCAAGCCATACACTTGCCAGTAGTGTTCATCCGTTTGCTTTAGCCTCTCAATCTCTGATATGATAGCATCCGAAAGAAAGGGATTGTCAAGGTAGGTGGTCTTGTAGAACTCCGCATCATCTCTTGGTATCACCCTGTCGTATATCCAATGGAACTCGTCAGAAGGGTTGTAGTCAATAACTATTCTTCCTGTTGTACGCATCACAAGCTGCTGCCAATCCTCAAAGTGCAGCTCGTTGGCCTCGTTGATATATAACATATCACGCTTACGACCACGTACCTTTTGCGGTTGGTCAAGCGATATGAACTCAACCATATTCCCACCCAAGTGATACTCGTTGCTGCTTTTGTTGTGTTGGTCGGGATTGTATTGACCGGCTCGTTCAAGTATCTCAAAGAAGTCTCGCATCACCGAAGCACGAACCGAAGGAAACGTCTTACGACATATCGTTATAGTCTCTCCGGTATTCTCCGGAGAAAGGCAATAGGTGATAATCCAAATGAGAATGTTGTAGGTTTTGCCGGAACGTGTTCCACCCTGCTCTACAACTATCCTACTCTTACTGTTTTGTAAGTGCTTGAATACAACATTAGTCTGAAGTGTTGCCATCTATAATCTCAATGCGCAGGCCGGCATCGCCTTCGTGCTGAATTTCTTGACGCTCAACATAGCCACGGCTCTTGCCTTTGGTCTTTAGATAAAAGATAGTGGCGGTGGGGTTACCACCGCTTATCTGCTTGTGTAGTTGGCTTTCTGCAAAGTCTATGGCTACATTCTCAAGTTCTTTGACTGCTTCCTTGTATTGCTCATCTTCTCGCATCCAACGATAGTGTGTTTCCCTTGCAATGCCTACGCTTTTACAAGCAGAGGTAACTACCCCAAGCGACTTCTCAAGTGCTTGAAGCATAGCCTTTTTAGTTATGTCACTTTTTGCCATTTTTCTTTTTGCTTGTTAATAGTTCTTTTACGCTGCCTTCGGCCAGTTCATCTTTCCTTTTTCGTAGGCTATTCAAGTGTTCAGGGTCGAGGCGTTTCCTCTCCCTTTCCGTTTTTAGTTTACGGATTCTTGCTATCTCATCATCTAATGGTTCGCACTTCCACATTTGTTCTAATGAGTAGTATACTGCTGAATAGCGATAGGCGTGTTCGTTCTCGTATTCTATGGTGCTTACTCCGTGTAGAATATCTTGCCCGTTGAATATAGATAGTGTGTTGTCTGCTACTTCTAATGCGATATCAAGTTCGGGTATTACGAGATACCCTCCTGCTACGTCTTTCTTGAATACAACCATATTGGATAGTACACCTTTGAAGTTTCCTGCATCAAAGTGGTATTTTAATTGGTTGTTCTTGTTTACAATACCGGAAGTAAAAGGGCTTCCTCCGATAGTCCATTCCTGCATTACACGTTCTTCTACCGTCTTTGTGTGAAACTCATAGCGTTCGGGAAAGTATTCTTTGTAGTATCCTACGAGCTCTTTAGCAAAGTTTGTGATAACGTGGTGCTGCTTCTTGTGGTTCATAGCCATTGCCGTTACCGTGCAAAAATCGTGTCGCATAGCCACCCTTGGTGAGTAGCCAAAGATAGTACTCGTGCTTACAAGGCCTCGGCTTCTTTTGCCGGTGCCGTACTCTATGTTTTTTACAGCCCAACGAAGTGCGCTTGTATCCGTGTTAAGTTTCTTGTACAACACGGTTGGCTGACCGTCAACATAAATGATGACGTCCTCCTTAATTAGTTTGCTGACATCAGAGCGCAGTGCCGTGCGCTTCTTGAACTTGTCTACATCAATCTCTTTACGCTTTAGGTGCAGCTCTTTCATCTTTTCATTTTAAGCTCGGCACGGCCTCCTTTTCTAAAGTAAAGGGTGCAGTGCTTTGGGAACATCTTTTCTATTTTACGAATGCTATCGTATATGTACTTGTTGTTTCTAAATTCTTCGAGGCCACCTGTCCCAAAGTACTTTGTTTTTACGGTGTAGTTGTTAAACCTAAAAACCTTGCCGTTGTGTATATACTGTCGGATTGAGTATTCGTAGTCCTCCCCGTGGTTTGTTTCTCGCTTCAAGAAATCATTGTGCTCTACAATGAATCCGTAACAAGAAGCAATAATATAGCATAGTTTAGTAGTGTAGCTATCCGACATAAAGAATGGATTGGCTGCTGCATATATACCCCAACACTTACTCCCTTCTCTCTGCATAGCCTCGTAGCCACCTATAATTAACTCTTTCTCAAAGTCATCTACCTCAACAAGAGTCTTTTCGTTCTCCCAACGATAAATACCTGTAAGGTCATCGTCAAGTGATACAATGTATTCTCCCTCATCAAAGAACTCTTGTTCTATATAGTTTCTTGCCGCACCTATTGTTGGCACGGCAAGTTGTATGTTGTTATACTTGTTGTTGGCGAGAGCTTTTTCATACCTCTCCTTTTCTTCCTCGTTGGCCACAAAGATATAAACCTTGTCAGGCGGTATGTTATACCGCTCAAGGACTTTAAGCGTTTTCTCCTGCAACTGCTCCTCCCTTTTGTAAGAGGGTATAATAAGTTTGTACATTACGCCTTTGGTTCGTATTCTTCAAGAAGTGCAATAATTACATCGGTGTTGCTTTCAAGCTCACGTTCTTCCATAATCTCTTGCAGCTTTGCAAGAGCATACTCGTACTGCTGATTGTCAAAGTACATAGTAATCTGCTTGACCTTTGAATTGATATAAGTGTCAAGGCCTTTGTCGAGCTCGTCCATATCAAACTCCGGCTCAACATCATCGTCAAAATAAGAGGCCGGTATGTCTAAACCCCAATCGCTCAAGTCGGTTATCTCCCACTCATTGGCTAACAAGTCCCAATCCCATTCACCAAATGCAGCGTTGTCCTTGATAACAAACTCTTTCTTCTGCTCATCGGTAAGGCCTAATGCTTTTACAACAGGCACTTCTTGAATGCCTAATTCCATACAAGCACGAAGCCTCATATTACCACCAAGAACAATCATATCCTCATCAACAACCATTGGTCGTAGCTCAAGCATCTCCGGAAACTCCATAATGGATTTCATTAGCTTCTTAAACTTATCGTTCTTAATTACCCTTGGGTTGTAAGGGGAGAGCCTAACCTCCCCGATGGCTACCTTTTCAGTTTTCATAATGTTTCTTCAATATAATACCCGTCTAAATCTATTCCGTCTATAAAGAACTTACGGTACAATTCTATACCTTTTCTCGTGCGTTGCTTTCCGCTTTCGTAGAACTCCTCGCTAACGTGGTACACACCAATGTCAAGGCTTCCTTTGTCGATTGCGACAAAGTGGAAGTTCTCCGGTGGTATACCAAAAAGGTTGCAGTAAATATACGCTTGAATATCATAACCGTATTTATAAGCAGAATACTTGAAGGCGTTGAGGTCGCTTGTTGTTTTAAGGTCAATGATATGGTCGCCTTGCAGGATGTCTGCCTTCGCACGGAAAGGCATTCCATCAAGCTCATCAACACGAGGAATCTCAAACTCGGCATCTTTCAGATAGCCAAGCACCTTCTCGTTACGAAGCATATGGTCTTGCAGCCTCCTCACGTCGCTTTCTTCCTTTGAGGTTATAACGTCATAGCCCTCGTTGGCTTCGACTGCCTCTTTGAACTTCTTGGTCGCTCTCGACTGAACGTCAACAACAACCACCTCATCCATTTTGTGTGGCTCAAGAACGGAAAGGTGAAACAACTTCCCAATGAGCAAAGCCTTTGAGTTGTTGTCGCCCCCGTACTTGGTTACATAATGGTAAGTCTTTGGAGATTGTAGTAGCATCTTAATAGAACTTGAGGACAGCGCAGCCGTCCCCAAGTACCCGTAGTAATGCTCATCTTCTTTGGCTAACTGCTCAAGGTGCCCTACCTCGTGGTAGATGCCGTCGAGCATCTTGATTTCCTTGTTACTGTAAAACATCGTAAAGCTCTTGACAGTTAAACCAATCGTTGAACAAGGTTTTCAAAGCCACCTCCTCCATAGGAGAGGTTATGCTATATTCCTTGCGAGTAAACCAGTCTTTGTAAATGTAGTAGAAGCGAGAATTGTTGCCTCTGCCTTTCATAACGATTTCTTCAGAAGGACCTCCCCAAGAAAGAAGCCAAGTCCATTCATCATCGTCAGGATTGTAAGTTAGTGATAGCCCGTAGTTGTCAAGACCTTCGTGGTCTTGCATAATCATCATTTCCTCGATGTCCTCCATACGGTTGTAAAAGTGTTCTCCGATAGTCATAATAGTTGGTTTTATAGAGTTTTTTCTTTTTTTAGAAATTCAAGTGCTTCTGCTTCCTGCTCATCAGCCATCAGCATTCCGTAGTTGTATGCAATTTTAAAAAGCTGCTCTTTTGATGTCGTTTTGAAAAAGAGTTCCCAATGGATTGATTTCATAGTTGGTTGTTTTTTAATTAGTTCCATAAGCAATTATAAAAAAAGTTCAGTTGTTAACAAAAAAGTTTACTCATTTATTTTGTTAGCGAGATACGTTGGCAAAAAGCCAACCGTCTTTACAATCCTTCTTCTATCACTAAAATGAGAGGTGGTGGGAAGCCCACCTTTCTCCTCCCATTTCGGCTCCGCTATTTTCTTTAGATTAAAAACATATATCCCCTCCGGAGTGCTATTGATATACATAGGCGTAGTTCCAAACTCCTCGCTGCGTTTCAGTAGCGCATCGTACTTGTCCTTTTCTATCAATAGTTCATCATAGTGCTTGTTGCGACACTTCAGTTCTATATCCATCTTATGCTTCAAAGAGTAGCAGTCAAACCTTGAGTACTGCTTCTCGCTTTTCTGCAAGTCGGGGACGTGGGTTATACGTAATATGTTAAACAGGTCTATCTCCCTCATAGGATTGATATAGACCTTTGAGGTCGTTTATATATTGCTTCCACTCTTTTGGCGCACAAGGGCACGGGATAGCAAACTTGTGGCTGAACACCCTTGCGTGTATTCTTGCTAAAGGTTCTTGGTATTCCTCTTTGATTGCACGACCATCAAACTTTAAAAAGAATTGCTTGAGGGTTTCGTATTCCCCTGCTTCCAAGCAGGAGATTTGACTCTTGCGAGGGAACAGTTTGTTGAGCTTCTTCTTACGAGCATCACAACCGCAGTCTACACCGGTTGTTTCACTAAACCAATCAACGGCAGCTTTGATGCCGGTGGCCTTGGTAATCTTTTCGATATCATCACCCAAGCCTTTGGACTTTTTAGGTCTACCCCTCTTTTTGGCCGGTGCGGTATTCTCGATACTTTTCTCCGTGCTTTTGTTGGATTTTTGTTCTGACATTCTTAATTGTATTAAATATTGAACTCTGACTTATTTTACTTCCTTCGCTCAACTCACGTATTGTTTCGTTGTCTCCGTAGTATATCTCAAATATCTTTTTGTCGTACCAATGCATATCCTCTATCGTTTCGGATATGTCAACGAGAAGCTCCTCAAGAAGGTGCTTGTCGGAAGAATCGTCTTGTTCTTCCATCTCATAAAGTTCTTGAAAAGAAACCTTTACTCTCTTTTGGTCGTAGTACAAGTTTCTCAAAGTAACGTAAACGTAGAAAGTGTTTACGTCATCGTCTCCGTATTTTATCTGCTCGTAGGTTGTCTTGTTGTACAACTTTATGTACATCTCTTGGACAAGTTCCCGTGCCGGTTCTTCAGTCAAGCCAAAGGATAACGCCATACGCATCCAATCAGCGTCTCGCTCGGCAAGTTTCTCAAGCAGTATCATTCAACGGTTTATTCATTCCGTTGAAATATACACTATAATTGAACACGTTCAAGAAGCTCCTCAACTTTTTTTTGCAACTCCTTGTTTTCCTTGCGTAATTGTTGTATGTCTATTTTGAGATACCCGTTCTCGAGTTGCGCATCTAATATGCGCTTCTCAATCTTTTCGATTGAGGTCATACAAAAGCTGATAGCTGAATACAAGTTCTCGAGTTGTAGTAACACAATACGGTCTCCCTTGTTGTGTTCTATCATACTCCCTATCATAAGAAGCTGCTCCCGTAGAGCCATAGTAGCAAAACCATCCATTTAGCATTCCAACTCTTGTACTATTAGATATTCCAATTCGTCAAACACTTCTCCAAGGTCAAGCTCTTGAAGGTCGGAGTTGTAAATGCTTTCAACCTCCCACTCATCAGCGATATAAGGAATCCCTTCAAAGTAGTCAGCCGACTGGCCTTCGTGAAAGTTTACCTTTGCGTACCAATCGCAGCCTTGTATTTCAAAGTGGCGTAGATTCTTGGTCAGCAAAGCCTGTTTGAGCTTTTGCTCTGCAGCATAATCGTTGACAAGGTTATAGATTTCGTCAAAGACAATCTCTCCATCGGGAGAGAAGTTGCTACCGTACATATTGCGGTAGTCGTTCAAATGTTTTAGTAGTTCCTTCATAGTTGGTTTATTTTATCAATGTTAAATAAATAATTCTTGTAAACCTAAAACAGGACGTAAGTCTTGGTTAGATATTGTCCAATTATCCGTTTTCATCTTGAATGTTGTTCCGTCGTCTCGAACCACCTTTTTCCCTTCAGGTGTGAAATAAGCGACTTTTTTGAACAAGTCGGTAGGTATGTACCCACAAACAGTTAAAACGCTTGTACGCTTGTTTAAACTGCAAAATAGATAGTAGTCGCAGTCGTAGTTCAACTGCGAAGCTATAAGATTGTTTACATAATGGGGTTTCGGGTCAACCATTCTGCCCATTGTCTTGACGTCCCACCTCAACCCTTGGGCATCAACAATGTCAAAGCCACCGTCAAATCCTTCCGTAAACTCAACCGGTAATCCTAATTCTTTCTTGACTGCATACTCGCCAAGAAGCCCAACGTATTGTTGTTCTTGATTTCCGTCAGCGTTCCCTCGCTGACCGATATTATGTTCTTGAAGGTACTGCCATATCTTTACTTTTAGTCCCTTTGGTATTGTTAGTTGTATCATAGTTCTACAAAGTGTTTTAATACTTCTACTTCATCTCTTGATAGCTTACCCCTCATATGTACTTGAACGAGCACATCTACCAAAGCTTTATAAGCCTGTCGGTTTATCAGCATAAGTTCTGAACCGGCCTTATCCATTACATTCGTATTAACCTCAACCTTCTTTGATACTTGCGTATCAGCAAGGCGGTGTTTGTTAGCTGGTTTTGTATCTCGTCGTCCCAACCAAACCTACTAGCTTGGATTGTCAAGTTCACTTGGTCGAGCATTAGCATCGTCAGATACTTCTCCACCTGCCTTATGTGCTTCTTCTTGCGTGTCATTTTTTACTTTTTTAATTGCCTGTTGCTTGAATATCCTGTCGGCTATTTTATTGCCGACTCTATCCATTGCCCTTCGCTGCCTTCGGTTAGGCTTGTGGTCTTTCATCTCTCTTTGGTGTTAAGTTTTTTCCAAGTAACGATTACAATAGGAGTCCAAATGTAGCCTTTGATATATACTCTGTTATAGA